AACAAGTTCACAGACGGTAAGAACCTTGAGAAGGATGATCCCTTTGGTTATGTAGGGCAGCTTGCTGTGTACAGTACTGGTGCTAACGTACCTGCTGGTGGTTGGTGGGTTATCAATCAAGCCAGTGGTCAGTTCAAGTATGTAGCTTACGAGAGTGATACAAAGGAGGTTGTAAAGAAACTGGCTGCTACGGCAGACAAGGTTAACAATAACATCTTTGAGCGTTGCTTTAAGCCTGAAGCAGAAACATTCAGGAGCAAGCTAACTGGTAATCATAAGCTGATTAGGCAGTGTTCCTTCTGCTCTTTCAAACATGACTGTTGGAAGGGTGCCCTATCAGAGGAGCCTTCAAGGGTATCCGCTGCTAAGAATCCTCCTATTGTATTTTACGTTGACATGGAGAAAGTTAATGATCGAAGTTAAAATCTCTAACGATATGAGGAACACAGCCCATGAAATGTCAGAAGAGATGGGCATACTTCGACGTAGTATTACTAGAGGACAAGGCAATGTGTTTGGTTTTCTTGGTGAGCTAATAGCCTTAGACGTTCTAGGTGGCATACATCAAAACACTATGGACTATGACATCCTTGTTGATGGTCAGAAGATAGATGTTAAGACTAAGAAAACTACTGTGAAGCCTAAGCCTCACTACGACTGTAGTGTAGCTGATGTAACACGCAAACAAAACTGTGACTACTACGCATTTGTACGTGTGTTAATGGATCAAAGTATTGGTTGGTTCTTAGGAGTAAGATCATCAAAAGAATACTTTGAGAATGCTTCTTACATAGCTAAGGGTGACTTCGATACCCGTAACTCCTTTACTGCTAAGGCAAACTGTTACAACATGGCAATCTCTGCGTTAGATGCAGAGCTTCCTGCTTCCTTTAGAACAAAGACAGTACTACATGAGGGGTAAGAGTAAGCTTGTCTTAGCAGCAAGGAAGAAAGGCTTTCGTAGTGTTATCGAACATAAGATAGCACGACAGATTGAACTAGAAGGTAACACTGTTAGGTACGAAACCATTAAGATAGAATGGGTAGACTACGCAGTAAGAACATACACCCCTGACTTTATACTAGACAATGGTATTATCATAGAGGTTAAGGGCAGGTGGGTAGCTCATGATAGAAAGAAACATCTTGAAATAAGAAAGCAACATCCTCATCTAGATATTCGTATAGTTTTTGAGAACCAGAACAATAAGCTTTACAAAAACTCTAAAACATCGTATGCTCTATGGTGCGTAAGAAAAGATATTGTATATTCTAATCGTGTCATACCTCAATCATGGCTAAAGGAATCCGGCCAACCATTACCTCCTACAAGAACAAAAGTAATTGGGCAGTTAATCAAATAGGAATATCATATGAAACATCCAGACCTCACAGATAATAGTTACGCAGTTATTTTAACTCCTACAGAAGATGACGCAGGTGTATGGACAGGTGAAGTAACTGTGTCTATATCTTTGTCTCAAGATAACACGCTTGAAGAATCAGATAAGCGTGAGCTTGAAATGCTGTGTGAATACATGACTTCAGTTCTTCCTGCTATAGAAGATGATGAAGAGGTTAGAGAACTACTTAGTAGCTATGTAGGTGAAGCTATATCTCGCCTACCTGAGAGCAGCCTTGAAAGTGATCAACAAGTATTTAACTTTGCTTCACTTACAAAAGGTAATGCCTAAGATGTTGCGCGCTAGAGTTGCCATCATATTAGACATAGATAAAGAAGAGTTTCCTATGCCAGTAGATGGCAACCCTAGCGAAGAACTTGAAGACGCTCTTCAGGAAGTGCTAGATGAAGTCTATGGTACTCGTATAGTTGGTATGAAAGTTAATATAAAGGGAGAGTAATATGGACACTAGCAATCAATCTATGACTGCCTATCAGCAGTACATCCATACATCGAGGTATGCTCGTTGGTTGGAAGAAGAAGGGCGTCGAGAAACGTGGCAAGAAACTGTAGGTAGATACTTTAACCACATGGAAAAGGAACTACTTCGTAACAATAACTTTGTTATGGATGCAGCAGTTCGTACTGAACTAGAAGATGCTGTACTAAACCTAAAGGTTATGCCTTCAATGCGTTTGCTAATGACCTCTGGTCCCGCTGTGGAACAGTGCAATGTAGCAGCGTATAACTGTGCTTACATTCCTGTTGATAGTGTTCGTGCCTTTGATGAGATACTTTACATCCTTATGAATGGTACGGGTGTAGGCTTCTCTGTTGAACGACAGAATGTAGACCAGCTTCCAAGAGTTAATGAATCCTTTAACAACACAGACACTACTGTCCACGTTGACGATAGCAAGCTAGGCTGGGCTAAAGGCTTTAGAGAACTAGTGAGCCTACTCTATGCAGGGCAGATACCTAAGTGGGACTTGTCTAAGCTACGCCCTGCAGGTGCTAGGCTACGTACCTTTGGTGGTAGGTCATCTGGTCCCGGTCCCCTCAACGAGTTGTTCATGTTTGCGGTAGCACTGTTTCAAGCTGCAGCAGGACGGCGACTTAGTTCATTGGAGTGCCATGACCTTGTATGTAAAACTGCTGAAGTTGTTGTTGTTGGAGGTGTTAGGCGCTCTGCTCTTATCTCTCTTAGTAATCTTTCTGATGATCGTTTACGTGGTGCTAAGTCTGGTAGTTGGTACAATCAGCACGGTCACAGGGGCTTGGCTAATAACTCAGCGGTATATAATGCGAAGCCAGATGTAAGTATCTTTATGTCTGAGTGGAAGGCTCTGCATGACAGCCTGTCAGGTGAGCGTGGTATCTTTAGCCGTTCTGCCTGTACTAAAAAGGCTGAAGAGAATGGTCGTAGAAGTACACACCGTACCCCTGATATCCTCTGGGAATATGGAACCAACCCTTGCAGTGAGATCATCTTACGTCCTAACCAGTTCTGTAATCTAACAGAAGTTATGGTACGAGTAGACGATACCATTGAAACTTTAAAGGAAAAGGTACGCCTCGCTACTATCCTAGGTACGTATCAGTCAACACTTACAGGGTTTAAGTACCTACGTAAGCGGTGGAAAGATAATACAGAAGAAGAAAGACTACTGGGTGTAAGCTTAACAGGTATCATGGACTCACCCCTAACCAATGGGCGTGGCTATGAGTACTGCAAAGTAGAGGCGGGTCTTAAGAAAACTCTTAACGCGCTTAAGCTAGTTGCAGTAGAAACAAACCAGACTTGGGCAAAGGATTTTAACATACCTGCATCTGCAGCAATCACTTGTGTTAAGCCTTCAGGTACTGTGAGCCAGCTTACTGATACGGCCAGTGGTATTCATGCACGGCACAGTGACTACTACATTCGCCGTGTACGTGGTGACATGAAGGACAACCTAACCAAGTTCTTACGTGAAAAGGCAGGGGTTCCTTTTGAGTATGCTATCTCTGGCTACCAAGACATTGATGAAACAAAGCCTATCTATAATGAGAACCTTGGTGTCTTTTCTTTTCCTGTTCAGGCTCCAGCTAACTCTGTTACTCGTGACGATGAGACTGCAATTGATCAGCTTAAGCTATGGCTGTACTACTACCGTTACTGGTGTGAACATAAGCCCAGCATCACTGTAAGTATTAGAGATGATGAGTGGCTTAAAGTTGCAGCTTGGGTGTACGATCACTTCGATGAAATGTCAGGCATCTCCTTCCTGCCATACGATGGTGGTAAGTATGTCCAAGCTCCCTATGAAAAGATTGGAAAGGAGGAGTATGATGAGTTATTAACTAAGACACCATCGACTATTGACTGGGAATTACTTTCAACGTATGAGGTAGAGGATGAAACTAAATCATCTCAGTCGTTTGCTTGCACCGCAGACGTATGCGAGATTGTAGATATCTAAATGAAAAAAGTTAAAGTAGAAAGATTCCCGCCGTTATCTGTTCAGTATAAGCAGGGTACTGTTTCATTCTACACAGGAAAGGAACATCACCCACCTTATAAGAAAGATACAGTACAGTTCAAAGAGTGGCAGCGTGGCTATAACACTGCCTACTTTGAGAACTTGCAGCGGGTACATGTACGTGAACAATCTCTATAAGATAGAGCAGAAGCTCCAGAAAGAATCACATGCTTGGACTAAGACTAAGCATCACATCACTTACGATGTGGTTCTTTCAGGAGAATACGCTGGTGCAACTATTATTAGAGAGCTACACCCTGCGCTTATTGGTTATGTTGTAGGTAGGGGGAAGGTTAGTGTGGCAGTGTACGACACAGTAGAGGCATTGCGTCTAGTGTCAACTGCAGGTAGGCACTATATAAACAGGCTGATAGAATATCCTGACGATGAGGGGCCGCTGTTTATTAGTAAGCCTTAAGCGTTATAGATAACATCAGCATTGAAAAAAGAATGAGGCTGAGATTGGGACACTTCTATGCACCTGATCTCAGCCTCAATGTTTTTCTGCCAGTAGTCTATAAAAGTATTAAACCCCAGTAGCTCTGGAGCTATGTCTTCAAATTGCCACACGAAATCATTCACTAAGTGTGGGTAGTCCGGTAGTGTGTAAGTTATTCTAGTTAGTAGGAATACCTTAGTGTTAAACATTATCTAGTTTTGTATTGATCTACAAGTATTATCCTTTGGTCTAAGGGCAACTTGTCAAATGAATTTTCTACGTTTGTTCCTCTTGTATCATTCTCACTATCTATAAAGGACTTATACCTAGCTCGTGTTGCATTTATAGCATCTTGTGAAAGCGCATCGTATTTTACTTTTAATAATTTTTCTTTAGCATTCTTTAATTCATCACCACTTAGATTTGCATTTGACCATTCAATATAGTAATCTAACGCTTTTACGTTGTTGTTTCCAAGACCTTCTTTAATTTTAGTTTTAATTTTATCTCTTTTTACATCTTGTTTATTTTCTCTGCCGCTTGTTGCATCAATAAGATAATCGTCTGTTAGAATATAGTCTGCAAGTATATTGGTAGATAGGCTTGCAAACATTTCCTTCATAGCTTTAGCCATCTCTTTATCACGGAATGGTTTAGGGAACGCATCATAGTTGCTTAGATTAAGACGGACTAGTTCTGTTGCTACTGCAGTTCGTTCGGCTTTACCTGTAGCTCCTGTTGTTGCTTTA